GAAAAGAGCTGCACACAAATCGTTCTTTTGACAAAGCCTAAATTGACATCGGGGGTCAAAAGTGGTTTCAGTTGATAAAACTGGAGCAAAACATGACAAAAAACCAATGGCCCGCTGATAACGTGATGCGCCGCAAGGTGTCTGCGCTTGTGCCTTACGCTCGCAACAGCAGAACGCACAGCAAAGAACAGATTGACCAGATCGCAGCGTCCATCAAAGAATGGGGGTTTACCACGCCCATCTTGGTTGACACGGATGGGCAAATCATCGCTGGGCATGGGCGTTTGCTGGCTGCGCAGAAACTAGGTTTAGAAGAAGTACCAACCATGACAGCCACTGGTTGGACTGATGCTCAGAAAAAAGCCTACGTTATTGCGGATAACAAGTTGGCTATAAATGCTGGCTGGGATAACGCCATGTTGGCAATCGAAATGAAAAACCTTGATGACATGGGTTTTGATCTTGAATTGACAGGTTTTGATTTGGGTGAATTGGCTGATTTGTTTGATGTTGATGCGGAAGAAAAAGAAGAAGCAACAAAAAATGTAGAAGTTCCAGAAAATCAAATGTTGTTGACGTTTGAAACGGAATTTTTATTGCAAGAATGGTATGAACGCGCACAAAATGAGGGCATAGAATGCAAACTTTTGTAGTAAATCTTCAATCACCACCGCCAAATGGCTTTCGTAGTGTCAAAGCGGCGCAATCTGTTGATTTGAACATTGATGAAAAATTGACTCATCACATGGAAATTTCTGCAGATGTAACAAGTGATTTTAATGTTGGTTTAATAATTGGCGCATCTGGGTCGGGAAAAACAACTTTGGCCACAGAAATTTTTGGTCCTGCGTGTTTTGATACATTGCTTGATTTAAAAAAACCAGTTATTGAACAATTTATGTCATCTATGAGTTATGACGAATGTGCAGCCGCTTTAACTGGAATTGGTTTGTCACAAGTTGCGTGTTGGGTCAAACCAGCTGGTGCTTTATCAAACGGCCAAAAAGCAAGAGCGGAAGCTGCACTTCAAATGTGTTCTTTGCGACCATTTGTTGTCATAGATGAATTTACATCGGTTGTTGACAGAAATGTTGCAAAAGTTATGGCGCATTGTGTTCAAAAGTTTGCTAGAAAATTCAACAAGAAAATAACGTTAATTTCTTGTCACTATGATGTTGCAGAATGGTTAAATCCAGATTGGATTATTGATTGTAATGCAGCAAAATATACAAACCGGAGGTGTCTTTGGCGAAGCTCAGTCAGACAAGAAAAATTTGAATTTGTCATTGCTGAATGCGACAGAAATACGTGGAAAAATTTTAGCAAATATCACTATTTAAGCAAAAATTTACCGGGAGGTCACATAGAAACATTCGGAATATATCTTGATGGAAAGCAAATTGGCTTTCAATGTTTTGCAAATTACGTTCCACATCGAAAAGGAACCAAAAGAATAATGCACAGCAACAGAACTGTTGTTCATCCTGATTATGTTGGGTTTGGTCTCGGCATTAAAGTAATTGATTTGACCTCACAAATAATGGTGGATAGAGGTTTTGATGTTCAAGCTAAATTCAGCAGCATTCCAGTTTATCAATCCATGATTAAAAACAAAAATTGGGTTTTAAAAAGTGTATCAAACAATACTCATGATGCTCAATATAATCCCGGCGGAAACATGATGAGAAAAGGTGGAATGCGACAAGCAACAAAAACTTTTTCGTTTAAATTTATTGGGAAAAAGGCCGCACAAAAGTGCGACCTTGATTGATGCAATGTTATTTTTTAAATCGCAAAGCAGCAATAAAACCATCCAGTTGATGACAGATTTCTTTGCCTGTTATGTGTCCAAGGCCGATAGGTGTTTGACACCCACCACCTTCGCCTACAGTGCGCTGCAAACAATAGCCGCCATACGCTTGCGACAGATGGAAGTGACCCACATTGCAACGAAAACCTTGATCAGTTTTGGTTGCGTATTCCATAGGGCTGTTTGTCATTTCGTTGATGATGTCGATTTTCTTTTGCAGCATTGTTTTGCTGATACGCATTGTTGTTCTCCTTTATGCGTTGCAGATGTGGGCGTTATTGCCTTGCGCGGTGATTGCATAGATCATGGTTTTCTTGTCGCCAAATGTAGCAGCATAACTTTGCGCGTCAGCAAAATTTGCAAATTCTTGACGAATGCGTGTATTAGGTTTTGCGCCACGCACGGCGGCAAACACAACAGCAGCGTCAAAGCACATTTGTTCATATGCGGTCATTTTTTGTCTCCATATTATTGTTACAAGAATATGTGTAAAATTAACCACAAAAAAAGTAAAGACAAAAACCATGACTAGAGGCAGAAAACCAAAGCCAACCGCAATCAAGTTAATCACTGATCAAAATCGTTCGCGCAATCGTGCGCGGAACGAACCTAAACCTGTAATGGTTATGCCTGACATTCCGCAGCCGCCAGATCATCTTGACGAGTATGCAATGGAAGAATGGAACCATATTTGTGGTGCTTTGTTTCGATGCGGCATCTTGACTGAAATAGATGGGCGTGGGTTAGCAATGTATTGTCAGGCCTATGGTCGTTGGCGCAAGGCAGAAGAAGCAATTCAACTAATGGCAAAGAAAAACCCTGCAAGTGGTGGGTTGATCATGCAAACTACAAACGGAAATGTTGTGCAAAATCCGATGGTCGGGACAGCAAACACAGCCATGAGAGACGCCATGAAGTATGCGGCAGAATATGGCCTAACACCTTCCAGCCGTGTTCGCCTTGGCATCGAAGCAGACAAAGCGCAGGACAACGACCCGACAGCGCAGTATTTCACATGACCCACATTGTCCATCAGTATGCGGAACAGGTTATGGCTGGTGAAATTTCTGCTGGTCCGCACGTTCGCAACCAATGCCGTAGACATCTGACTGATCTCAAGCGCACCGACATTTATTTTGACGAAACCGCAGCTGATCGCGCCATCGGTTTTTTTCATAATGCGCTGAAACTTAGCGAAGGTCAGTTCGAAGGTGTGCCGTTTCATCTGCACATCAGCCAAGCATTCATCGTTGGATCAATCTTTGGTTGGAAAAAGCCAGATGGCTTTCGGAGGTTCCGACGTTGCTACATTGAGATGGGCAAGGGCAATGGCAAATCACCTCTTGCTGGTGGCATCGGCCTATATGGTTTGATGGCTGACGGCGAAGCTGGGGCTCAGATTTACGCTGCGGCTGCAAAAAAAGATCAGGCGATGATCTTGTTTCAGGATGCCGTGAAGATGGTGCGCCAATCTCCGGCGTTGGAAAAGCGCATAACGCCTTCTGGGGTCAACCCTGTCTGGAACCTTGCCTACATCAGCACTGGATCATTCTTTCGCCCGATTAGCCGTGACAGTGGCAAGAGTGGATCTGGCCCACGCCCGCACTTTGCTTTGTGCGACGAGGTGCATGAGCATCCAGATCGCGGCATTATGGAAATGCTGGAGCGCGGTTTTAAATTCCGCAACCAGCCGTTGATGTTGATGATTACCAACAGCGGATCAGATAGAAACAGCGTTTGTTGGGAAGAACATGAACACGCTTGCGCTGTCGCAGCTGGTGATGTGCAGGATGACACCACATTTGCTTATGTCTGCGCTTTGGACGAGGGCGATGATCCACTAAATGACCCGTCTTGCTGGTCAAAAGTGAACCCATTGTTGGGCGTAATCCTGAAAGAAAGCTATTTGCAGGGCGTGGTCGATCAGGCAAAAGCTATCCCGGGCAAGATGAACAGCATTCTGAGGCTGCACTTTTGCGTCTGGACCGATGCCGATGCAGCTTGGATCAGCCGAAAAGCATGGGAAGATTGCGAAGATCCGTCTATGACGCTGGATGATTTCGCTGAAAAGCCGTGTTTTATAGGCTTGGACCTATCTGCAACCAAGGACATCACGGGTGTGGCTTATGTTTTCCCAGATGGGCAAACAGAAGATGGACGACCGAAGTTTGCATTGTTTGCGCGGGGCTATACGCCAGCCGACACAGTAGATCAGCGCGAGATGATGGACAAAGCACCCTATTCTGTGTGGGTGCGCGATGGTTGGTTGATTGCACCACCTGGCAAAGTCATTCGCTATGACCATTTGGCTTATGACATCGTTGACGCTGCGGCAAAGTTTGACGTTCAGGCCGTGTCATATGACCGCTGGCTAATCAAAACTTTTGAAAATGCACTGGATGAAATTGGCGGCGTGTTGCCTTTGATGGAACATCCGCAGGGAACTAACCAGCGCAAGGACACACCACTTTGGATGCCGCAATCCGTCAATCAGTTTGAGGATTTGATTTTGGAAAAGCGCATTCGTATTGAGGTCAACCCAGCCCTTAGATCGGCGGTTGCGTCTGCTTGCTTTTGGACTAGCCCTGCTGGCCTTCGCCGTTTTGAAAAGCAGCGGGCAACGGGCCGCATTGACATGGCCTTGGCGGCAACAATGGCTATCGGCGCTGCTATGGTTGGCGAAGCAACAAAGCCACCATCATCGCCTT